TACGGCAAGTGGTTCTAACTATACTTTGACATGGCCTACAATGAAATGGTCGGGTGGGTCAGCACCAACACTTGGGGGAGCTAATCCTACAGCAATAGAATTATTTAAAGTTGGTAGCCAATTATATGGGGCAACTGTTGGAGATTTAAGTTAATGAGATCCCATAAACTTAGGGCTGCTGCTGGCAATTCTAGTGGAGGTACAGCTACTGACTTGGCTAGTTTTTTTGGAGTAACACCTTCAGCAAGCACTACTGTTAGATTTGAAAATTTAGATTCAAGATTTGACTGTACTGATACACGAGTACCAGATTGGAGTTATTTCCCCGAACAAACGATAAGCGGTGGAGACAGCCCTGAAGGAAGAAGTATTACTATGGTTGGTATTACTGATACAGATAGCCTTGGTATGTGGGCGAAGGGTAATACGAATGGTTATTCTTATGGTACAAATGGTTATCCAACTAATACATACATTTGTGATTCTTCATCATATAATAGTGCTTATGGTAATTTTATTGCACTTGGTAATGCTAGTATTTCAAACGATACAGGTACTACTGGTCTTTACACATCAAGAAGTATAGTACATACTCATGCAAGCGGTAGTAATTATAGTCAGCCTTGGGTAGATATTGTTTTTTCAAGTGGTTTGGGAACTGCAAAAGGTTTTGTTATACAAGCATACGCACCTTCATATCACCCTTTACTTAGCTCATACACTACTAATCTATGGGCTACTCAACATAATCCTCTTTGCCGTATGACTTGTAACGGTGTATCTGCAACTTTCGCTCCTAAAGGTTATTACGCTAGTGATTCAAACACACAGGTAGGTACAGTCTGGACTACCTTTGGTGGTTCTAACTTAGTTAATAATCCAACAACAAATGCTGGTCATGTAGCATATCCTACGCAATATGATCTTACTAATACTACTGATATTGATACTTATTTTTCATCACTTTCTTCAGGCACAACTACATTACCTTCAACTTATTTTGTTTATTGAATAATTTACGATTATAATATTAAAAAAAGCTAATTAAATTTTTTTATGAAATATGCAATTCTTGATGGTACTACTATAAAAAGCACTGGTACTATCCAACAATTATTTCCTAATACAAGTTTTAGTATTGCAGGGCCAAATGCAGATTTTTTAACTGCAAATAATGTAGTAGAACTTATAGAAAATCTTAGTTTTACAACTCCAACACAAAAGCTATCTATTGTAGATGCTTATGTTGATAGTGGAAAAGCTTACAGTGTAAAAGTAGAATCAACAACTTCAGAAGAACAGACTACTCTTACAAATCAACAATGGTCGAGTATAAGGTTACAAAGAGATAAATTATTGCAAAATACGGATTGGAGAGCTAGTAGTGATTTAACCTTGGCAGATGATTGGAAAAATTACAGACAAGCTTTAAGAGATGTACCAACACAATCTGACCCATTTAACATTACTTGGCCTACAGCACCTAGCAGTTAACACTTAAAAAGGTAAAATACAAATAATGCACTTTCAATTACTATGTCAACATTAAAGGTAGATGATATACAATCTAGGCAAAGCACAGATGATGCTATATCACTTGCTTCAGATTCTAGTGTTAGCCTTAAGCATAGCGGATCTGCAAAACTAGCAACTACATCAACAGGCGTTGATATTACTGGAACGTGTACTGCTACATCAGTTACAGCAGCAGGTGGAACATTTACAGGTGGTATTACTGTAGATGCAATTAATGACACTGTATTTACAATTACTGATGCCTCGTCTGTTGCTTTAGATCCTGATAATGGGATGGTGCAAACTTGGACTCTTGGAGCGAATAGAACAGCTACCGATAGCCTTACAACTGGTCAATCAATGCTTCTTGTTATAACAGCATCCAGCAGTAATTACACTTTGACTTGGCCTACTATGACATGGAGTGGTGGATCTGCCCCAACTTTAGGAGGCGCAACGCCAACAGCTATTGTTTTATGGAAAATAAGTAGTACGCTCTATGGTGCAACCGTAGGGGATCTTGGATGACTAATAAATTTATACTTGCTGCTGCTGGTGGCGCACCTGCTGAAGTTACTACAGATAATTTAAAAGTGCATTATGATTTTGGTGATTCTAATTGTTGGACTACTCAAACTTCTCAAGTATATGATTTATCAGGCAATAATAATAATGCGAATTGGCAAACTTCAAGTTATCAATACTATGCAGCAAATGGTGGTTATGCTTACAAGAATAATACTTCTGAGTTACTTCCTGCTTCTTATTTGTTAAAAAATAATGGTTCTAATCCTTACGCATTTGAGTTTTGGTGTGATTTTGAAGGTTTAGGTTCACCTGGGTATGGTCACATTGGTTTATTGTTACAATATTTAGAATTTCATAAAAATTTTAGTACTGGTCAGAACCGTTTACATTATGCTTTTGTTGGATATGACTTTGTTGGCACAAATAATTCTGGACAAACTACACTTGGTCTAGTTGGAAACAATATGCAAGCAGATAATAGTGTTTGGACAGGATACTCTTCTAGTTATTTAACAACTTATTATGATACTAGTAATGCTTCTGGTGTAGGTCCTCATATTCAAAATTCCAACACTGGATGGGAACAAATCGTTTTCGCCAGAGAAAATACAAACGCTAATGGTTTCAAGGTGTATAGAAATGGAACACTTCTTTATACTGGTACAGATAACAAAAATTACAATCCTACGCTTCTATCTGGGTTTACATCTTTAGTTCACCAATTTTGGTATTTTGGCGGTGTGTCAGCAAAGATAGGAATTGTGAGACAATATTATGGTGGTTCTTTAACTGAAGCACAAGTACTAGGAAATTATAATGCACAAAAAACTCGTTTCGGGCTTTCATAACCTAGTTAAAATTATAGGCTGCTGTTACACTATAAGAAACATATTATTTACTTATGGCTCGTAGAACAAATGAAGAGTTAAAGTTAGAACTTCAAGCAATCGAAAAGAAATTCAATGAAAATGTACAAGAAAATAGACAATTGCAAGATCGAGCTATTGCTATAAATGCAACTTTACAAGACAGAGCGGAGGCAGAAACCGAAAAAAAGTCTTCTGCGAAATAATAGAAAAGCAGTGTAAATACTGCGGTAAAGTGTTTGCTACTACAGAGCAAAGAAGAAAATATTGTTCCAATGCTTGTAAGACAAGGTTTTATCGTAGGAAAAAAGCTACTTAGTTTCAGTAGTCATTTGTCTTGTCATTAAAGACATAGTGACGTATAAAGGTGACAGAGCTAGAATGAGTAGTAACACAAGCACACTTGTAAATGAAAGTGCTTTAATTATTGCAAACTTAATCATGTATAGAAAGGTTCTAGATGCTTTAACAATTTTATCTACGATTCTTATTTTAGGAATCTTAGGTGGCTCATTCGTAACATACAGGTATATCCAATCTCCTCAACTGCAACAAAAGGTTATGAATAAAATTCTTGGAGAAGTTAAAGGACTTTTGCCTAACGTTTTAGATAAAGGTTTACCTGACGTAACAGGGCCATCTATTCCTACTAAATCCCTTCCAAAACTATAAGTCTATATGAATAATAATCTTATTATAAAAGGAGTAGCAGTAGGGCTTGGAACAGCTTTTGTGTCTTCTCAGTTTTATGCAATAAATCTATTAGCTACAAAACCTAATTTACCTATGTTTGATTTACCTGTAAGCAAATACTCTACATATGAAATTGAAGCTGATAAAGATAGCTATAAGATAAGACATAGGATGCACGATCCAAAAATTATTGCTTCTATTGAAAGCAGCAAAAAACCAGCAGGGTTCTTAGGTGCAAGTAAGTCATATGTCACCAAAGAAAGTCAAAAGATAGCTGGTGAAAAAGATGTAACTATTGTCAATAATGGTGAGCTTACAGCAAAGCAAATAGCTTGTATTGAAGAACGTGCTAAAGGTGAGTCAACTGGTGAACTTATTGGCACATCAGTGGCTACTGGTACTGGATTGACAAATTCTTTAAATAACGTGCCATTAGTGGGTTGGTTTTTAAGCGGATTTGTTACAAATCAAGCTAGAAGAGAAGGCGGTAAGATAGGAGGTAATATGGCTTCTGACTTTAACGACTGTTAATGCCTCAAATAAAAAATATTGAAATTAAAGAAATAAATATTCCTAAAATACGAAGCTACGACATTTTTACACCAAAAGTAAAAAAAGTACCAAAGCTAGTTATTGAGTATCCAGCCTGTATAAAAGTTCATAGAAATAATTTATTTACCCAAATAGATATTGATGAAAACGGCACAATTATTGAGTGCGGTACAGAAATGCCTAGCTATGAGCCACTTGAATACACTCCTATGTATTTCAGTGGAACACAATCTACTTTAACTAACAGGGCAGAACAAAAACCAGAAATCAAATCACAAGAACCAAAGGTTGCAAGAAAGAAAGAAGAAGAAGATTTATATATACCTTGCCCACCTTTAAACCCTCAATTTATGAAAGGTGATTACAGAAATGACAAAAGGATTCAAAGATTTGATTCTTACGAAAGAATAGAAATAGATGGAGTTATTGAGTGTGTCGAAAATTGGAAAGAAGTACCATTCAGAGAAAGTTTTATTGGTACGCCTCAAACTCTTATTTCAACTTCTCTTATTGGTGTGGTTGCTGGTGGGTCTGCGCTTTTGGCTCCTTTGATAAAAAAGCTTATCTCTACAATATTTAAAAAATTAAAGAAAAAGATTTCAAAAGAAGAAAAAGAAGATGTAAAATAAAAGAACCTTATTCAAAATGGCGAAGGATAAGGTGTCTAGGTAGGCAAGTCTAACCGTGCTTGTCTACTGCTTTAATTGATGAATATGTGGTATAACTTGACCCATCTGTTCAGTAACTATGACATCAGAACAAATAGAGTGGTAAGGGCTTTTAGGGTGATATTGGATTCCAGCAATTTTTAATTCACCACAGTTTTTAAGCCTTGCTAGTTCATAGTCAAGTTTTTTGTTGTTAAGTATTTGATTTTGTATTTTTTCTTGTGTTGTAGCTGACCTTAAACAAGCATCTTGATATGCAGAACCTAAAGGTATAGAGAACGTAGCTGCTATACCAAAATTAATTCCAAGACTGTCTTTATTAGCTGAATAGTTTTCTTGATGATAAAGTATTTCCCCAGCGTTAGTTAAGTTACCAGATTCGTCCATTGCCATGTTGTACACTGGCGTTGTGTAGCGTAGATCTTGAGGGCGTTTTTGATTATAAGTTGTAGTTACAAACGGAGAAATAGTGAGCATTGAGTTTTGGCAAACTATACCACCACCGAACTGTGATTCAATAAGATTGCCTTGTAAAACCTGCACAGCTTGGTTACTCACGCTTGAACTCGATTGAGCTACAGGGGCTGCTGTACTTGAATTATTTGCTAAAACTGGCTGACCAAAAAGACTTGCTATTGCGAGAACACTGTAGTAGTTTCTGTGACGCTTTCGCTTGTGATTTGTCTTGTGAGATCTGTTATCCGACTTACGGAAGGCTGCTGATAGACCTGAGTAAATTGAAACGCCCCTCCATCTGTTGTTAGTTTCCAGTTTGCGGTGTTGTTCAAATCTACTTGTTTCCATGTATATTTTTCACCATTGAGGGTGGTTTCTAAATCAGTGTAACTAGGATTTATGTTACCGTCAGCAGTAACACCAGATCCTGTTACGCTATAAGTAGACCCACCAAATTCTGTTGTACGAATCGTTTCAGTTATATTAGTAGTTGTTCTTGTCGTTGAAAAACTACTACCCTGAGAAAAATTAGGAACAACTGGTATTGCATAAAGAGGATTAGATACAAATAAAATCAGTAAACCTAACCACTTCATTAATCTAATACACTTAATTCCGTAACAAATTGCGCAATACCTGTAGTACCAGCACCACCAGCAACTACCGTTGTTATGCCCGCACTTGTTACAGTACCCGCCAAGTTACCAGCAACACCACCAGAGTAACTTGTTGTCTTGCTAAAAACAGGCAGATCCGCAATAATTCCCGAAGCGACATCCACTCCAGAACCTACTGTATATCCAGCATCCCCACCGATAAATGACTCTTGAAAACTGAAGGCTGACCCTGCTGTGTTTATGTCATAAGTACCAGCATCTAATGTCGCTGCTGCTGTAGCACTTGCTGGTGCTACTAACTTACCAAAATGATCGTCAGCAGATGCAACTTTAATATTTGAACCTGAAACGCTGTATGTACTAGCACCACGTTCAGCAACGGTATAAGCACCATCCACTGTAAGTTGGGTTGAACTGGTCATTTTGTGGATCATGTCAGCTTGTGCGGCTGGCGTAAGTAATGCTGCAAGAAGAATTAATTTTTTCATTTTTTGGAAGATTCTGGGTCAACTATTAATTTTATAGGTGTATCAATCCTAACAAGCTGTGTAGTTCCTAACAGTTCTTGTAATTCAGATTTTACACTTTTTCCTTGTTGTTTGCTGCCGTTATCTTTACCCTTTTGAGTAATAGAAGCTCCAAAGCTGCTGGCAAGTCCAACAAAAACCGAAGCAATAAATGTAGGATCAATTTTCTGCTGTGGTATTCCTAATTTAGACAAATCTAAGTACGATAATGACAACATTGCTGTTGCCCACCCCAACAAAATAAGCCGCACTAAAAGTGAAACAAATTCAAATTGTTCTTCTCTATCTGGCACAGCTTCTTGAAGCTTGAACCATACACCTTTTTTTTCTTGTTTAGGTTGTTCTGCCATAGAAGCGTAGTATCTTGTCTAATACTAGCATTTTAGTTATGTTTGAAAAGTAACACAAGATTATTATGCTTAAAATTTTAAAACCAATACTACTAAAATTTTTTACTACGACTGCTGTAAAAAGATTAGTGATAGATCTTCTTAGAGCTATCTGCAAACAAACCACAAATACATTAGATGATCGCTCTGTTGATATGCTAGAGCAACAACTATTCCCAAAACTTAATTAACATGAATCACAAAGAATTTTTTAAAATACTCGTTGGCAACCCACCGCCAGAAATCGAGTTTGAAATCTTAGTTAAACAACGTGAAACAGAACAAATGCCTGATGAAGCTGTAAGGGCATACTGTTTAGACCTAGTTAAATACACAAGACTACAAGATTTGCTTTTAACTTCAGCAATAACTCGTATATCAGAGATAGAAACCAAACTATACAAGTATGAAAGAGGTATGAAACTATATAAAAAAGTTAGAAAACTAGGTTTTTTTGGTAAGATAAAGTATCTTCTTACTGGCAATACAGGTAAGAAATGATTATATTATTTAAAAAACAAGACTAATCATGGATAAAAATTTTAAAATCCTAGAAAAGTTACATTTACTTCTTGCAAAAGAACTAACAGATAAGATTACAAGTGGAGAAGCAAAGGCAGGTGATCTAAACGTAGCCAGACAGTTTCTAAAAGATAATGGTGTTGAGTGCTTACCAGTAGAAAAGAACCCAATGCAAGAACTTATGGAGAACCTGCCAGACTTAGATGCTGTACCTTTAGCTGATTTATAATTGCAACCCTTACCAAAAAAACTACAAGACTTTAGATATTTCTTAATTGTTACTTGGAGACATCTAAACCTACCAGACCCTACACCTGTTCAGTTAGACATAGCTGAATATCTACAATATGGTGCAAGACGTAAAATCATACAGGGATTTCGTGGTGTAGGTAAGAGTTGGATTACATCAACCTATGTAGTGTGGAGACTTCGTATGAATCCACAGCTAAAGTTCTTAGTTGTATCTGCCAGTAAAGATAGAGCCGATAACTTTACTACATTTACCATGCGTCTTATCAATGAGATG